CCTGCTCCGCTATCTGTGTTTCGCGGGCTTCAACGAGTTCATCCAACAACCCGATCTGCCGCATCGAATCCAACTGCGCCCATTGCACACCACCCGACATGATCTGCAGATTCGTTTGCCGTGTCAGGCGTTTCTGCCAGTATTCGGGTTGGGCGTGTTCGATCTCATCGCGGGTGAACTTCTGGGATTCGTCGAACAGATCCGTGAGAATCGCGAGCTCACGTTCGGCACCCCGCATCACGATCTCTGTCTGTTCCAATCCGATACGTTTTTCTTCCGCTTCGATTGCATCCAAGTCGTCGCCTGTAGCCAACAGTCGATCTATCTCAATGTTGGCCTTTTTGACTCCTAGTTCGGCGGTACGCAGTTTGTAGCCCATGTCTTGCAGTTCGAGGCAGAGTTGGTAGAACCGCATCTCTGGTGTGTCGTGTTGGCCGATAACGAAATGGATTAGTTGGTAGCGACTGCGGGGCTGCTGGATTTCGCTTATGGCTTCGCTGATGTTCATTCGATGTTTCCGTTCGCCATGCCAGCGGGTGTGCTGGTCGCTGCCGACAACCCTGTCCCCAGCGTCGTGCGGGAATCATCGCTGAACGCAAACTTGTCCACCGTGGTCACCTTGCCAAATGAACTATCGTAGCCGCCGCCGAAATAGCCAGCCGTGCCAGAGTTGGCCATCCCAGCGGCCCAGCCGCGGGCCGCCGACAGCCCTGTACCGAGCGTGGTGCGGGAATCATCGCTGAACGCAAACTTGTCCACCGTGGTCACCATGCTGCCTGTGTTGCCGCCACCGAAATAACCTGCCGTGCCAGAGTTGGCCATGCCCGCAGGGCTGTAGCGGGCCGACGACAACCCCGTCCCCAGCGTCGTGCGGGAATCATCGCTGAACGCAAACTTGTTCACCGTGGCAGTCCTGGCGGTGGCGGCACCGCCGCCGAAATAGCCAGCACCTGCAGCACCACCGGCAGCACCGGCCGCAGCAAACAAACCAACCTTTACCGCCCCCAAAGGCATTACGACATATCCAACCCGGCAGCAAACCCATACCAGATGGTGCCGCCATCAACAGTCGTAAACGTCAACACATCAACCCCAGCAGAAGTCAACGTCGGAGCCGTACCCCCAGCCCAATCAACCGAAGCAGGCCAGTTCACAGTCTGACTTCCACCGTTCGTGAGAATCAAAGTAAACGAACCAGCCCGACCAGTCGCAGGCGGATTAGAAAAAGTGAACGTGTTGGTGCTGGTATCAACCGTCGCCGTGGCCACATTGCCAGACTCCAGGTCAATGTCCTGCGTACCGCCACCCGTCGAACCAATCGCATTGACTGTTTCCGCGTAATCCTTCAACTCCGGCCGGCCCACCACCTGGTCAGCGCAAGCCACCGCACCAGACACCGTCAACCCAGCCGACGTAACAGACCCACCAAACGTAGGCGCAGTAGTCCAAGCTGACGTACCAGCACCAGTACCAGCCAACACCGAATCCGTCACAGCCGTAGACGACCCAGTCCCAACCTTCGTTTCAATCGCGATCGCAGCAGCGTTCACGTTGTTCGTCATCGTGTCATGCTCTTTACCAGACGCATCCAAATCGTCGGTAGAAGCAATATCGGTACGCAGCGTCGTGCTGCTCGTATCCAGACTCGTCGGATAGTTAGTAGCCATCTACCCGCCCCCTACGGAGTCAAATCCAGCGTCCAAATACCGCTGGCATTCCAAGTAATAGTGAACGTCCCCGCACTAGAGCTGTAATCAGCCCCGAAATCAACCAAAGCAATCAACTTGTCGCCCGCCAACGTGTCGTCATACACAACCGCCGCACGGGCACTACTGATGGTCGAAGTCGTCCACGACACATCCGCGGCATCAAACGTGATCGTCCCAGACGACCCCGTCAACGTCACCGACGTAAGCGCAGCACCACCCGCCGTGTACCCCGTGCCCGACACTTCCTGGGCAGACAAATCAGCCCACTCGTCATGCAGGTCAAAATCCGGTGTCGCACTATTAGTGACCATCCCGCATTTGAACGTGTCCGAACCCGTGTTGACAGCCAACTGTGTGGCATCCAACACGTCCAGAAACGTCGGAACAAACAGTCCCGAGGCTGTTACAGCCATTACCGGTCACCTCCCGAGACGACCTTCAACTTCACCGAACGCGGAACAACGTGTGCATCCACACGCCCATCCCAATGCTCGGTTCGGACCCCGCCGACTTTGCCGTCGGAGTCTCTGCGAACAGGTTTACGATTAGACGTGCCACGCTTCGTCAAGAAACCAACCGACGAATACTTCCCGCCAGTCACCGCTTCGGCCTCCGAGGCTTCCGCACCTTGTAACCCACAACGCGTCTCCTCCCGCTTATCAACGGGGAACCGGGGCGCTTGCCAGACCCCGGCCCCCGTCAACAAACGTCACGACTCCTAGTTGGAGCCGATGCTGGAAGCCGATTCGATCCGACGGATCGCGGATTCCCTGAACCGGCCGTAGCCGCACATGCTGAACCAGCCGACGGGCTGGAAGCGGCGCAGACTGTCAGTCACCGGGCCGAACACAACAGACGGGTTCTCCCCGTACATCGTGCTGAAAGCCTTAGCCAGCGCCTGCTGGCCAATAATGACTGTGCCGTACACGTCGGTTGTGCTTGAACCGCCGTCCGTTACCAGAAGTGCACGCGGGGTCTCGATGAAGTCAACTCCATCAAAGACGCCGATGCTGCCCTGGCGGACACCGGCTGCATCCTGACGGATCTGGAACGACCGCAAATCAGCGGTGCCGGTGGCACCAATGAAGTCGTAGACCACATCCGGGTGGATAAACCCGATGTAGGAACCACCCGAGAACGTCGGCACGGAAGCCGTCCGCAAAGCGGCGACCTGTTCCCGTACAGCGTTCGAGGTGATCGTGTTGGACGACGTGATCGCACCCCGGGACGACTGCCCGATGTATTTCACGTTGGACCCGGCCTGCAACTGGTCTGCTGCTACCTGGTCCATGCTGTCAGCGGCGTTGTAGCCAACAATGTTGGCTGCGTCGCTGTCAATGTTGAGAAACGACTGACCTCGAAGGGCTGCCGTTGTGATGACCGCGTTTCCGTATTCGGAAAGGTTCACGGTCACGGTTGAATCGCTCATAGCGACTGCGGTCACATCCGAAGTCTCTGTCAAAGCCGAAGTGGCCTGCGACAGATCCGCGTAGATGTTGAACGTCACACCAGAACCACGATGGGACTGGCGCGTAGCCTTCACAGAAGCGTAAGTGTCGTGCAAGGGCTGTGCCCGGTACGCGAAATACGCCAACTGCTCAAAGGCGGTCTGGTCGCTAGAAAGCGATGACTTCTGTGTATAAGCCATCTAGTTGTTACTCCAAGGGAAAGGGAGAAGCCTTTATCCTTGAACGTCGAACTCGTAGCCCTGCGACCGCATCAAAGCCTTCAACTCGGCTTCATTCTGCGTAGCCCCAATCTGAGCATTCAAATCAGGTGCCTGAACCGGCGGAGCAACCCCTGCCTCAGCGATCCTTTGCTGCGCCGCCAACTCCTGATGCAAAGTGACCGCATCGCCCGTCCCCGGGAGAGCCACCACATTGTCAGGAACCGTGTCTCCGCCTGGTCCACCACTGATGAACCCTGCTTCAACAGCCGCCGCTCGGATCGCATCCGACTCGATTTCGCCGTCATATCCCTTTACGAAATATGATTGACGTGAATCATTCGGGTCGATTCCCGCCGACCGGAACGCTTCTGCCCGCTGCAACCCCGCCAACTGGGTTTCCAACTCGGAGGCTTTCGTCTCCGCTGTTTTCGCCCTGTCTTCGAGTTCCCGCCGCCAGTTACGCTTCGGTTCGTCGCCGTCTTCTAGTTCAACGGTCTCAGACTCTTGCGTCTCAGCCATCTATGCCCGCTCCCTGTCCTTGTCGCACCCACCGGGGAGGCCGGCAGGTGGTGGCCGACGCTTGCAGCTCTCGCAGATATTCTGCGGCCGATAACGTCTAAAAGACACAATAACAGTCCCCACGAACCCTTGTCCGGGGACGCCCTAAACGGGGCGTTATTCGGCTGAACCCAACCCGATGTATCCGCCTTGGGTTAGGGCCGGGCCACCTGTTTGAGCGAACTTGGATAGCCGGGTTTGACGCCGTTTCTCGATGCGCCGCGCCGCTTCCGGGTCGGTGCCGAACTCGCCGCCTATCACCTGTGTGTCGGTGATGTCGCCTATGTCGCCTACTGTTTCTTCAGCGATGGTGGACTGCGCTATTTCTTGGAAACCCTGACGAGCTCTTGTCTCAGTAACCCCAGCCGCTTGTAGGCGTTCTGCGGTTTGACGGGCAATGGTGCCAAATCCGGTTTCTGCGGCTATGCCGCCGATCCGGGCTGCTCCCAATCGCTCACGTTCTTCAAAGATTGATGTGGCTCTCTCCGGGTCCAAGTAATAGGCAGTTATGTCACC